AGAATGACTGACGAAGAGCGGTACGGCAAAGTTGGTGCGGAAATCCGCCGACTTGACCCGGAGGCTTACAAGAATCGTCCTAAGACGATGGAAGGCAATTTAAAGTTGCTGGAGCAGTTGCGTGGCCGGTCGGCAGAAACGCCTGCGCGTCAGTTAACTCCGGACGAGTTCATGTCGCCTACGAGCCGTCGTGTGATGAGCGACACCTCAATGCCTTCTTCGCGAGGGCCTTCTACTCGTGGTGGTCGCCGTGCGTCGGCAGAAGAGACCGAAGCCAGCAATCGCCGGATTGGTGAGCAGGTGACGGCTAAGCGGGCCAGTGATGCCATTTCCCAAGCTGCACGTAGCGGTGAGTTGCCGAGCGACCGTGCGACGGGTTACCGCAGTCAGGCTCAGCAGACCGGTATGTCTGCCGATGAGCGTGCTGAAAAGGCCCGTGGCTACGCCAAAGATATCGCCATGACGGCGGGTGCGGCTAAGCTCGGCTCTGCTGCTGGATCTGCATATCGTAGAACGGCGGGACAGTTCCGCACGGCGGCTGATAAGGCTTCTGAGTCTGCGGGGCGTAGTTTGGCTCGTAAGGACCTTCCTTCGTTCTCTGAGCGTTACCGAGCACGAGAGTCTGCAGCGGCGTCAAGAGAGAAGTCGCCCAAGCGTATGCGGGAGAAGGTCGAGAAGATGCTCGACGATAAGTTGGCGGCGGATATGGCGGGGGGATACAAAAAGGGCGGCTCAGTTCGCTCATCCGCTTCACGTCGCGCTGACGGCATCGCTCTTCGTGGCAAGACCCGAGGGAAGTACGTCTAATGCTCCCCTCCCGAGGCATGGGTGACATCAACCCTAAAAAGATTCCTCGTGCCAAGCGGCGTGGGGATAAAAAGCCTGTGATCGGGACGGGTAAGCCTATCCGTACTTTTAAGGAAGGCGGCGAGAGCAAAGTCAATGAAGCCGGTAATTACACCAAGCCCGGAATGCGTAAAGCTTTGTTCAACAGTATTAAAAATAGCGCGGTTCAGGGTACCGCCGCAGGGCAGTGGAGCGCGAGAAAAGCGCAGTTACTGGCTAAGCGGTACAAGGAAAAAGGCGGCGGGTACAAGTCATGAAGGCTCCGCAGCAGTCGTTAAAGGCATGGACTGCCCAGAAGTGGAGGACAAAGAGTGGTAAACGATCTTCTGACACGGGTGAAAGATATCTACCAGAAGCTGCGATTAAAGCTCTCAGCCCTGCTGAATACGCCCGAACCACCGCTGCCAAACGAAAAGGCAAAGCCCAAGGCAAGCAGTTCGTCGCGCAGCCCAAAGGTATTTCTCAAAAAACGCGGGCCTACCGCCAAAAAGGGAAATAAATGACCGAACCAAACGACATCGAGTTTTTCAAAGTCCAGATGCAGGCCGAGTTGAATCGGCTTGAGGCCAAGGCGTCGGCAAAGACTATTGCTGGCAAAGCTATTGGCAAGGACGGTTTGAAGTACATCACAGCAATCGTCGTGATCGGCGTTGTGTCGAGTCTCTTCTTGGACGGCGATAAAATCGCAGCGGTGATGGGCTTGCTCGGTGCGTCGTTGACCGCCTTGATCTCGATGCTGAATGGGATTGCAGGTACGGTCGAGAAGGAAGAGAAGCCAGAATTTAAGGTCATCAACGAACTCATCACCAAGCTTGACCGGCTGGATCGGAAAGAAATGCCGATGCGAGTGGACGTTGAGGGCGATCATGTCACCGTCACTAAAGGCGATGATGTGGTGAGGGCATCTAAGTGAACATGCAGAAGATTATAGATATGCTTTTCCCGGTCTTGTTGGCCGCCGTTGGCTGGCTGCTAGCGGAAATCGCATCATTCAACAATCGTCTGATTGCCATTGAGTCTAAAATCCCCATCTTGATTACCGAAGATGGGGTACCTACCGATAGTCCTTTGAGCGCCGCCCGTCGTCAGGAACTTAAAGACGACATTATGGAAGACATCCACGACCTGCAAGTGCGGGTCAAGTTGATCGAAGAACGAGGCAAGTAATGGTAGACAAGACTACAGCTACTACAGACTTCAACCTCGACCTCAACACCATCATTGAGGAAGCTTACGAGCGTTGTGGCGCTGAACTGCGTACGGGTTACGACTTCCGTACGTCGAAGCGTAGTCTTGCCCTGCTTCTGATGGACTGGGCTAATCGGGGCATCAACCTCTGGACGCTAGAGGAAGGCACCAAGACGCTGACCTATAACGTCGGTACGTATGATCTGCCGGTAGATACGGTTGATCTCCTAGACCACGTGATCCGAACTGGGTCTGGTACGAATCAGCAGGACATCAATATCTCACGCATTTCGTCCAGTACCTACGTCTCCATCCCGAACAAGAATGCGACGGGTCGCCCGATTCAGATTTGGATCAATCGCCGTACGGGTGCCACGGGTGCGGATAATGTGATTGTCTACCCGCAATTTACGGTGTGGCCGAAGCCCGATAACAGTACGACTTGGATTCTGTACTACACCCGCCTGCGCCGGATGTTTGACCCCGGTACGGGTGTGAACGGACAGGATATCCCGTTCCGCTTCCTGCCCTGCATGGTGGCGGGTCTGGCCTATATGCTGTCGATGAAGATCCCCGGTGCGGCAGAACGCACGGCGCTGCTGAAGGCTGAATACAACGAAGCTTGGGATTTGGCGGCTGGCGAGGACCGGGAAAAGGCGGCGGTGCGGTTTGTTCCACGTGAGAGTTTCTTGGGTGGCTACTAATGCCAAACAGGTTTGCCAGTGGCAAAAACGCGATTGCGATGTGCGACCGGTGTGGTTTTCAATACAAACTGCGCCAGTTGAAGTCGATTGTGGTGAAGACCAAGAATGTGAACATCTTGGTCTGTCCGGAGTGTTGGGAGCCTGACCAGCCTCAACTCTCGCTTGGTCTGTATCCTGTGGACGACCCGCAGGCACTACGGAATCCAAGACCGGATACGAGTTATTTTGCGGTCGGTAATGACGGTGCCAATGGCAGTCGTCAGATACAATGGGGTTGGAACCCGGTCGGTGGGTCAAGAGCCTTCGATGCGGAACTAACTCCGAACACACTGGCCCCGGCTGGTGAAGTAGGAACGGTAACGGTCGTTACGACCTAGGAGATTGAGATGGCGAAGAGCAAACTTGAGAAACACGCGGAGCTTCCGGCGAGCAAGGCTCACGGTCCGGGTCGTGTGAAAAACCTGCGTGCTGGTGGCAAGACCAACAGCGAGATGAAGAAGTACGGTCGTGGCATGGCGAAGGTGATGAACCAGCGTAGCCCGATGCGCGGCTCTTCTGGCCCGAGGTAAGTGCCATGAAAGAACTGAATCCCGGCAAGATTAGGCCGAACACCGACTCGACGGGGCGTAATGGCTATCCGGAGAAGGATGTGAACAAGGGTGTCACCCACATGGATATGAAGGGTGCCGGTGCTGCGACGAAGGGCAAGAAGTTCGTATCGCAGATCAACCTTGAGAACAACGCTAAGTACAGGTCAGGCTGGTCGCCGTGAATTACACGCAGCTTTCACAATCAATTCAGGACTATTGCCAGTCCACGGAGACTTCCTTCGTGGCTAATATCCCGAATTTTGTGCAGCTTGCTGAAGAGCGGATTTATAACTCCGTTCAGATCCCGGCCATCCGTAAAAATGTTACGGGCACGATGACGGCAGATTTCCAATACTTTTCTTTACCGTCTGATTGGCTCTCGACGTTCTCTTTGGCCGTGATTGATGGTACGACTGGTGAATATGAATACCTGCTGAATAAGGATGTGAACTACATCCGAGCGGCATACCCGTTTCCGGCCAGCAAAGGTAAGCCCAAGTACTATGCGATCTGGGACGACAACACCATGATCCTTGGGCCTACGCCTGATTTAGCGTATTCCGCTGAACTGCACTATTACTATTACCCCGTTTCAATCGTTAACTACGGTACTTCGTGGGTTGGCGACAACTTTGAGACGGTACTGCTCTACGGGTCGTTGCGCGAAGCGTACACCTACTTAAAAGGTGAGCAGGACATGATGCAGTATTACGAGCAGAAATATCAGGAGTCATTGGCACTCCTCAAACGTCTTGGCGATGGCTTGGATCGTCAGGATGCATATCGTTCTGGACAAGTTAGGATTCCGGTGACTTGATGTTTAATGCAAATACAGAAGTTGGTTTGGTGTTTGTACAGACCACAGATCATCGCGGGCATACTGTAGATGAGATTGCAGAGCGTGCGGCCAACCGTATTCTCAGCGTTGACACGAAAGAAGCCCTGCAATATTGGCTCGTTGAATACCTTCGTGAGGCTCAAGCGGCTGAGCGTAAGGAGTTGTGTAAGAAGCTAGAGAAGCAGGGTTATTCGGAAATTGCACATTTAATTGGAGACCTCTAATGGCTATTACTCAGGCAATGGCGACTTCGTTCAAGGTCGAAATCCTTGACGGAATCCACAACTTTGGTACCGGCGTTATCCGTGCATCGACGGCTGCGGATGTGTTCAAGCTTGCCTTGTTCACTTCTTCGGCTACGTTGAGTGCGGCTACGACGGCTTACAGCACGACGGATGAAGTATCTTCGTCTGGCACGAACTATACGGCTGGCGGTAAAACACTGACGATTTCGCAGGTCCCGACTTCGACTGGCACGACTGCGTGGCTCGATTTTGCGGACGTTACGTGGGAATCAGCGACGATCACGGCGAACGGCGCGTTGATTTACAACGCTACGCAAGGTAACAAGGCTGTTGCGGTTCTGGCTTTTGGCGGTGACAAGACCTCCACGGCTGGTAACTTCACCATCCAGTTCCCGGCTGCTGCTTCTTCGACTGCGATTCTTCGCATCGCTTAAGTAGGCTACGTCTGTGACAGACGTAGTGGTAGCCCTAGACGGCTGGAGTCCTATCTTAGGATGGGGTGAAGGTGGTTGGGGCACAGCTTCCGTAAGCTTCACCGGTACCGGTGAGGTAGGGACTGTTGCGCTTGTCACGGATCAGGTTATTGCAGTAACCGGGCTTGAAGCTATCGGTGAACTTGGTACGGTCTTTGTTGTACACGATCAAGTTATTGCAGTAACCGGACTTGAAGCTCAGGCGATACTGAGCGACGAAGTTGTTATTGCCGATGCAGTCATTATCGAGACTGGCGTTGAGGGAACGGGAGAGCTAGGCGATGCCACGGTTCTCCTTGAACTTATCGTTCCAGTTTCGGGTGTTTCTGCCACTGGTGAACTTGGCACTGTTTCTGTCTTTACTGACCAGATTCTGTCAGTCACAGGGGTCGAAGGCACCCTCCAGATTGGTAACTACGTTGTTATCTCTGGACATACTGAGCTTGTCACTGGGGTTTCTGCGACAGGTGCGGTTGGTGATGTAGCAGTCTTTACCGATCAGGTTTTGAGAGTTACGGGAGTCCTCAGTATCACAACGGTTGGTACGGTGGCGCTCGTCACGGATCAGGTTCTGAACGTTACAGGGCTTGAGGCTACCGGCGAACTAGGAACTGTTACACAGAATTCCATCTATCCTGTGACAGGGGTAGCGGGAACTGGGGAAATCGGTACAGTACAAGTACGGATAGATAGGATCGTTATTGTTACGGGCGTATCTGCGACAGGTTATATTGGCTCGCAATCACCCGCAGTGAATGTTTGGGGTTTGATAAATACTGATCAGAGCGCGAACTGGACGCAAATCGCGGCGTGAGGTAATTAAATGGCGAGTACATATTCAACAAACTTAGCCCTTGAACTCATCGGTACTGGCGATCAAGCCGGTACTTGGGGTACATCGACTAACAATAACCTTGGCACGCTGATTGAGCAGGCCATTTCAGGTTACGTCACTCAGGCCGTTTCTACCGGCACTGACACCACTATTACGATCCCGAACGGCGCGACCGGTGTCGCCCGTAACATGTACATTGAATTGACCGGGACCGGCGGCACGAATACTAACCTGATCGTCCCCGCCAATAAGAAGCTTTACTTTATCTACAACAACGCCTCGGGTGCCGTGACGGTAAAAGTATCCGGGCAGACTGGCGTTTCGGTCGCTGCTGGTAAAAAGCTTCTGTTGGTATCGAACGGTACAGATGTCGTCGAGGCTACGAGCTACATCACAAGTGGCGGTGCTATCAGTTTTGACAGTTTGTCTGTTACTAACCTGACGGCTACTTCTGGAACAATCACGACGCTTGCTTCTACGTCAGCAACTATTACGACGCTGACGGGAACTTCGGCCAACATCACGACGCTGTCCGGTACGACTGCTACATATACGTCGGCTACGGTCTCAAATTTAAGTTCAACGTCGGCCAACATCACAACGCTGACGGGCACGAACTTTTCGGCTACCAGCCTGACGTTGACCAACGCGCTTAAAATTGCCGAAGGCGGTACTGGCCTTGATTCAACGCCTACAAACGGTCAAGTTTTAATTGGTAACGGTTCGGGCTACACCCTGTCCACTATTACGGCGGGGTCCGGAATCATTGTTACTAATGCGACAGGAAGTATCTCTATTTCTGCTTCGTCTGCTGGAGGTGGTCTCCCAGTAGTCACTGTGACAGCTTCGACGGCAATTACAGCGGCAGCTAATTTTCATTATGTGTTGACATCAACTACGGCAGCAACTGTGACTCTGCCCGCTTCACCTGCAATTAGCGATACGATCTATGTCACTGTACAAAACGGATTGACGACGAATGTCGTTGCTCGTAACGGACAAAACATTCAAGGTTTAGCTGAAAATATGATTTTGGATGCACCGTACGCAGCGGCACAGCTTCGTTTCTCTGACGCAACTAAGGGATGGATTTTGGCATGAGTTCTTATTCACAATTTAATAGTTCCCCGACTAATCCGCTTGCATCTGAGTACGTCACCACTTCTCAGGTCTACACGGCTCGTGCTACGGGTTGGGTAAACTTCGTTGCTGTCGGTGGCGGTGGCGGCGCGAAAGGGTTTTGGGGCGCGTTTCGGTGGGGCATTAACTTCGGAGAACAGCTTTATAACAACGGAGCGGGTTCCGCTGGAGCAGCAGGTGGGTTAGCCATTAAGTCAATTTACGTCACTGCTGGTACTAGCTACACGATTACTATCGGTGCTGGCGGTGCAGGCATGACTCACTACTCCGGATTTAATACTAATGGTAGAGCCGGTTCAGGTAGTGTGACCAGTGTGGTTGGCCCCGGCATCAGTCTCGTTGTGACAGGGGGTCAAGGCGGTGGAAGTAGTGGTAGTATTGCGCTAAACGCTGTTGGTGGAAGCGTAGCCAACGCGACAAACGTGACTTACGACTACTATTCCACGGGTGGAAATGCCGTTGGAGCTACTACTGGTGGAACTGGTGGCTCCTCGGTTGGAATATTCGGTAACGGTAAAACGTCGGATAATGGCTACGGCGCAGGTACGGGAGGGGGTAGTACATTAAACTCAAATAGCCCTCCTAACGGTTACCCGAATGAAATCGGCAGAAACTACACGCGGCAATTAGCTGGTGGTATCGCCACAACCTCTAACTACTGTGAAACTACTTCTGTTACTGCGGCTAACTCCGGCGTTCTTTCTAATTGCGGAGGGGGCGGCTTAACGGTAAGTCAAAGCGTTCAATATGGAAGCGCCAATGCGACGGGCGGAAGAGGTGCCGTGTTTGCTGGAGGTGGCGGTGGATACGCCTATTCCCAAAACTACAACGGTAACGACGATCCTAACGGACAGAGTTGGAGTGCTAATGGTACTGGAGCCGCTGGCGGATATGGTGGCGGTGGTGGTACTGGCTACGGGTACAAGTGGTGGGCCACTTACTCAGATAACCCTTTAGTTGATCCGGGTATTTATGCTAGTGGTACCGGTGGCGCTGGCGGCCAAGGACTTGTAATTGTGGAGTACCTCTAATGGAAAATATTTATGAAATCCTTGACGAGCGCGGCGCTTCGTTAGGGAATATTGTTGCCACAGAGGACTTTGTTAGTACTAAGTATCCGGGGCGTTATCGCTTCGTATCAACAGATAACACTGTTCCGCCTGTTATTAAGCCTGATTCTTTGAAAGGCCGTCTGACCGACGAAGAACAGACCGTTATCGAGGCTGCTAAAGATACAAACGAGTACGCCAAGCAGTTTTTGTACGCGGTGGACGGAGCAGTTAATAAGGACGGGGTTTTTGTTGCCCCCGGCCCGGTCAGTCTCACACCTGTTCCGTCATGGACTAGCATGATTAACGGTCTCGTAAGCACTAATCTTCTTACGCAAGAACGTGCGGATATGGTGTTTAGTCAGATCGTGACATTTGCTGAGTCGCCCTTCTATTAATAGGTGCCGTCATGATGACGCTTGTTTCTACGTTTCTGTCTTTTCTTGCGGGTGGATTACCCAAGATTCTCAGCATCTTTCAGGATCGACAGGACAAGAAACATGAGCTTGCTTTAGTCGCTGCTCAGAAGGAGCGTGAGTTGGCTTTGGCCGAGCGGGGCTTTATTGCTCAGGCTCGCGTTGAAGAAATTAAACTGGAGCAGATCCAGACTCAAACCGCAGCCGAAGAGCGTCAAGCCCTGTACCAGCACGACATTGAAATTGGTAAAGGTGCTTCGCAGTGGATGATCAACCTCCGGGCTTCTGTCCGTCCGGTTGTGACTTACATCTTCGTGTTGGAACTTGTCGCTATCAACATCGCTGGTGTTTGGTATGCCTACAACACGGGTGTGCCGTTTGCTGCTGCGATGGCTGAAGTATTCTCGGATGACGAGATGCTGATCCTGTCTTCCATTATCGCCTTCTGGTTCGGGACACAGGCTTTTGGCAAGAAGTGAAAGTCAGCCCTGCCGCCATCCAGATGATCAAGCACCACGAAGGGGTGAGGACTAAGCCTTACCGCTGTCCGGCGCTTCTGTGGACGGTGGGCGTCGGCCACGTGATTGACCCGACTCATGCGACGGTGAAGTATGAGGAGCGCAAGAATCTACCGATACCCGCAGGCTGGGATCGGGTTATCACGATGGACGAAGTGGACGGAATACTTTCTCAAGACCTTGGTCGGTTTGAGCGTGGTGTGGTTCGACTTTGCCCTGCTGCTGTTGGCAATCAAGGAATCTTCGATTCTCTCGTCAGTTTTGCCTTCAACGTGGGTCTTGGCAATCTCCAACGTTCTTCCCTTCGGATGAAGACCAACCGGGGCGAGTTTGAAGAAGCGGCTGACGAGTTCCTGAAGTGGACCAAGGCTGGTGGTAGAGTCCTGCCGGGACTGGTAAAAAGGCGTAACGACGAACGGGCGTTATACCTGTCGGGAGTAATTTAAATGCCGCTTCAGCGAATTGACTTTAAACCCGGCGTCAACCGCGAGGTCACTAACTACGCTGGCGAAGGTGGTTTTTTCACCGTAGACAAGGTGCGGTTTCGTGGCGGCTACGCTCAGAAAATCGGTGGGTGGGTAAACATTTCCTCCGTAAACGGTGAGACGTATGACGGTGTAGCGCGTTCGATGTGGAATTGGGTAACGACTGACGGACTAAATCTTCTTAGCGTCGGTACGAATCAGAAGTTCTACGTCGAACTTGGCGGTGCCTACAATGACATCACTCCGCTTGCGTTTTCAGGCACGCTTTCCCAAAACCCGATTAGAACCACGACTGGCAGTAAAGAAGTTGTTATTCATTCTTCTGCTCATGGTTTGACGATAGGCACCTTTATAAACTTGTCTGGGGCTTCTGCTGTCGGCGGAATTACCCTTAATGGACAGTATGAAGTCGTCAATGTAGAGAGCGCGAATTCGTTTGTAATCTTGAGTTCGTCTGCTGCGGTGTCTTCCGCTACGGGTGGCGGGTCACTTGTTGTGGGTCAATACGACATCGACGCTGGTCCGGCTGTTTATACATCGCAGGTAGGCTGGGGCGGCCCACCTTGGGGTGAAGGCGGTTGGGGGTCTACAACGGCGGTAGGCGTACCGCTTCGTCTGTGGTCACAGTTTAATTACGGTAATGACCTTATCTTCGCTGAAAACGAGGGCAAGATTTATTACTGGACTAAAGATATCCCTGCGTGGCCTCGTGCTATCACGCTAGAAGCTAAAGCGAATACGGTTGAAAAGACTATTACTACGGCTTCTTTTGGTTCCGGTGTACTAACGATTAGGGTTGCTGACGCTACCAGCATCAATACTGGTTCTGTCATATCTGGCAGCGGAATAGTGTCGGGCACTTACGTTACGTCAACTTGGAATGGCAGTACTTCGGTTACGATTTCTGCGGCTACAACTGCGTCCCTTACTGCTTCGGCGGTATCGTTTAGCTATTCGGGCAGACATGTACCGGATCAGACCAACATTATTCTTGACTCCCCTGTAGATGATTTTACGGTCTGTCTAGGAGCTAATCCGTACGACCCGACTAATTTTGATACTACATTTGATCCGTTGCTGGTTCGTTGGTCAGACGCAGATAACCCCTACGAGTGGGTGCCAGAAGTTACTAACCAGTCAGGTGAACAGCGTCTTGCTAACGGTTCTAAGATCGTAGCGGGTACGGCTGCTCGCCAAGAAATTCTCATATGGACAGATACGGCTGTATACTCCATGCAGTACTTAGGCCCTCCGTTCGTATTCGGGTTTACATTACTTGACCAAGACATTTCGATTGCTTCACCGAATGCTGTTATTTCGGTCAACAACGCGACGTACTGGATGGGTACGGATAAGTTCTTCGTGTATGACGGTCGCGTAAATACGCTGCCCTGCACTATCCGCCAGCACATCTACAGCACGTTAAATAAAGATCAGATTTCTCAGGTTGTGTGCGGTAATAACGAAGCATTCAGTGAAGTCTGGTGGTTCTACCCCGGCACTGGAAGTACCGTTAATGACCGAGTGGTTATTTTCAACTATCTTGAAAATGTGTGGTCGTACGGCAATTTAAATCGTACGGCTTTTGCCCCGCAGTCTATCCGCGAATATCCGATGCTGGCTTACAGCATTCAACAGTCGTATTTGGACGGAAGTATTAATTCTTCAATCACGACTATCACGCTTCGTAACGCTACGTCTTATCCACGTGCTGGCACTATAATTATTAATTCAGAGCAGATTACCTACACTGGTGTGACGGGTAACACTTTGACAGGATGTGTGCGTGGCGCGAACGGAACTACGGCGGCTTCTCATAGCGCAGATACTCCTGTGTCTATCCCCGCACCTAACCAAGTTATGTATCACGAGGTTGGCTGGGATGATGTCTCAACTGGCGTAGCGCAGCCAATTACTTGCTTCATTGAGTCGTCCGACTTCGACATCGGTGACGGACATAACTTCGGCTTTGTGTCGCGCATCATCCCGGACATCAAATTCTTGGGGTCATCGACTTCAACTCCGTCCGTCAACATTTCGGTTTACCCACGTAACTATCCGGGTTCTGCATACGGCACTCCAGATATTGAAACCGTGCAGGCTACGACCGTGCTGCCATACGAAATTTACACCGAGCAATTATTTACTCGAATTCGCGGTCGTCAGTTAGCAGTGCGTGTCGGGTCGTCGGATCTTGGCGTGTCGTGGCAAATGGGTGCGCTGCGCCTTGATATCAGGCCGGACGGTCGTCGGTAATGACAACCCCACGTGGCGTAGCTCCGCCGAATCTTCCTGTTGCTCAACGGGAATACAATCAGCGAGGTATGGAGCAGTTCAATAACGTTCTGCGTCTGTACTTCAACCAAGTTTCGAATCGAATTAATGCACCTACTCCACACGCCTCGTATTTCGACACCACCACGCAGACGAACCCGGTAGCCAATACGGTTAATCTTTTTACGTTTAACTCGGTCGTTTCGGACTACGAAATTATTCGTGGTACCCCGACTTCCAAAATCTACGTCGCTAATACTGGTGTATACAACTTTCAGTTCTCAGTTCAGCTAGACAAGTCTGGCGGTGGTGCAAGCGCGGTCTACATCTGGCCCCGGATTAACGGAGTCAACGTCCCGGATTCAAACACCAAGATCGTTATTGATGGCCCTAACAATGAGATTGTGGCGGCTTGGAATTTTGTGCTTGTGGTGGAGGCGGGGAGTTACTTTGAGTTGGCTTGGGAAGCGGCCGATACGGCTGTTGTCATTCCATACGTAGCGGCCACCAATAATAGACCCGCTATCCCGTCCGTCATCTTGAGCGTAGTTTGGGTGTCAAACTATGGTTCGTCTATTTACCAGTCTGCCACATGATACTATTTAAACAACTTTTCCCCACGGGGGGCGTATGAATCAATATCCTGCGGCGGGACTTGCGTCCCTTGTAGCCGCCCAAGGGCGTAACGGGGATTCTACCCTCGTTCACATGACTCCCGACGAAGTGCGGGCTTTACAGGAACTAGCACGTGCTCAAGGCATGGAGTTACCTGTTAATCCGATGACGGGATACCCCGAGGCGTCGGTTCTGGGCGACTTCCTCAAAGCAATTTGGGGCGGGGTCAAGAAGGTTGGCACGGCGGCAATCCAGAATCCGCAGCTCACGAGCACGTTAGTCGGTACAGCGTACGGGGCTATCAAAGGCGACCTGCAGAAGGGCCTTGATGCCGGTATGAAAGCCTACCTTGGCACGCAAGTGTTGGGTGGTATCGCCTCGGCGGTTGAGCAGTCTAAAGCTGGAATACCGGGAATTGCTGGTCCTGCTGGCTATAAAGAAGCCCCTCGTGGTGCGGATGACTTTGGCGAAATTGCGCCGGGGCTTATCGAAGGAGCCGCAAAAGCTACTAAACCCACGGTCAAAAAACCATTTGAAAACATCCTTGAGAGCATATTTAAAGGTCCTCAACAGGGTCAGGCGCAGTCGCAAGGACTCGGTTCTTTCGGGGATGTAGGCTCGTGGATTCCGTTGATGTATCTGATCAACCGCGCCGAGAGCCAGAAGTACGGTATCCCGAAGGCGGAACCGACTCAGTATTTTAGGACTCAGTTCCAACAGGGTCAGATGAATCCACGTTGGGGTGAGCCGGGACAGCCTTACTTCATCAATCGCGGCTACACGCCGGGGCAATACACCCCGCAGAACTTTAGCCCGCAGCAGCCTCCACCTACGCCAGCCCCTACTAGGCCCCCATCGTCGGGGCCATTAGATCAAAATCAGCAGCGCCCGTTCTATATGGCCGGTGGCGGCGTCGTACCGCGTTCTGATTCTACGTATGCCGAAGGCGGTCTTTCGGAAACAGCGAGTAACCTACAAGAAGAGACTGACGAAGAAAGGAGGCGGAAATACTTCGAGGCTCTTCGCCCTTTCGCTCCCGCTCTGGCTGACTTTTACCGCAGCAATGCTCCCTCGGGCATTGCGTCAGCTCAGGGCGTGACTCCTTTTATCAGCGGTCAAAATGTAGATCCCACGAGAGCGGAGCGTCCTACTCCGCCCGGTTTTGATAATTACCTTAGTGATCTACGTACAGACTTAATTCCATTCAAACAAACTCCGCGTCCTTTGATGCCGCGACCTCCAACAGGCGTTGCATCTGGGCCGGATTTGCAGCCGTATGATCCGGAACTAGCGGAGTGGTATCGGTCGTTGTTGAGACCGCCCGGGCCTGCTCGGGACATCAGTGACTATGAGCGTTACTTAGAGGCGCTTCGTAAAGACTTGAGCGGAGATTTTACTAATCGTCTCCGTCCTCCTGTCATGTATACGATGCCGCCCGCAACGACTCCGGCTCCGACGATGCCGTCGTGCAAAGCCGGATTTACGTTTGATTTTGATCGGTGGCAGCTTGGACTAGATCCCTGCATTGAAAATACCCCGGTTCCGACACCCGGACCTCCGGGCACAGGCACACCCGGACCTCCGGGCACAGGCTCTCCGGCACCTCCGGGCACAGGCTCTCCGGCACCTCCGGGCACAGGTACACCGGCTCCTACTGGTACTCCCGGCACACCGAGTCCTACTGGTACACCGAGTCCTACTGGCACTCCAAGTCCTACTGGCACTCCAAGTCCTACTGGTACACCGAGTCCTACTGGCACTCCAAGTCCTACTGGCACTCCAAGTCCTACTGGAACTCCAAGTCCTACTGGAACTCCAAGTCCTACTGGAACTCCAAGTCCTACTGGAACTCCAAGTCCTACTGGCACTCCGGCTCCGACGAGTACGCCAAGTCCGACGAGTACACCTGCACCTACAAGCACTCCGGCTCCCACGAGTACTCCGGCTCCCACGAGTACACCGGCTCCGACGAGTACACCGGCTCCGACGAGTACGCCTGCTCCGACGAGCACACCAAGTCCGACGACTCCGGTGCCGACGACGCCCGCGCCTACGACTCCTACTCCCACTACACCGAGTCCGACGACGCCCGCGCCTACGACTCCTACTCCCACTACACCGAGTCCGACGACGCCCGCGCCT